ACAAATCACCATGGATTGTTTCTATTTTCATTATTTTATGTCCAAAAGCACCTGTACGGCCTTCTAAAGGAGCATTCAACTGTACCTGAGTACTTGCAGTTGAAATATCCAAGAAACCGCCATCACCAACTTTATTAAGTTGAGTAATTACAGGTAAACTTGCCAAACATAGCTTCTCAGCAGAGCCACCACGAGCAGGGTCGAAAACAACTTCTAAATCACCTAGGAATTTATCATAAGTGAATTCACCAGTAGTAGTAGTTTTCATATATGCACTACCACGACTATATGAGAAGTTGCTTCCACCATCAGTAGGTGTGACAGTTCTAACAATATGACCGACCATTCCGTCGGTTAATTGAGATTTGCCTTGCCTTGCTCTTTGACCATATAGCATTGACCGTTCAATATCAACTTTATGCTCACGAAGTTTAAGAGCCCAAATACGGCTCCATTCGTCTGCATATCCGCGATATCGAGTAGCAATTGCTGTATTCGTCATTTCAGCAGCTGTTTTAAATATCTGAGTGTATCCAAAATCATCATCTATTTCGCCAGACCAAGTATCAGGAGAACCTGATCCTTCGTCAAATTGAGTACCGATTACTTGTGCTTTATCATTAGCATTAATAGCATTATCGCCTGAAACATTTCCAGGGACAGAGAGTACTTTACCATTAAATGTAGTAGAAGTACCTTGATCCGCAGGTGCGCTGTCTATTCTAACGACTACAGAACTGTAATCATTAGTAGCGCCTGTTAAGCCGTTAAATGCTAAAACCATGCCTTTTACAAGAAAGTCACAAGATGCGCCACCAGAGGAATCTCCTCCAGCCTGTGCATTGTCACAATCTACAGCAAAAGCATAAGTAGTACCAGCTACAACAGTACCAGGACTGTTTGCTGCTAGTAATGATCTATCGGTCCAATCAACTTTGGAACGATCTTCAAGGAACCTAAATACAGGGTCATCAGTTGGAGCTTTAGCTACTTTTGATAAGTACACGAAGAATGGAGATTCTTCGGGTGAAAGATCAGCAACTCTATCGCCAAAATTGTATAACCGCCTGTTATCAGGTGTCGTCCCATGATCCGAATGATGACTTTGAGAACCAGCAGACACTACATCTGTTACATGTAATGTATTTTGATTTACAGCCATTTAATTACCTCATTCGTTATTATTATTAAGGAATTCGACTCCCTGTTGCACCACTGCCCATTATTTTTTCCCACGCAACATCAGCTTCCTTTTTACGGATAGGCTGTTTGCCTGGTAATGCACCTGGTGAACGAGGAGCGCCTTTTGCCGCTTTCACGGCTTGTAATGAATTTTGAGCACTTACATTAGATGTCTGACCACTTGCATCACGCCAGAGTTTTACAAGATTGTTAAGACCTACAGCCTCTTTAGGCTGAGTAACAAACTCTAAGAACTCTCGGATTTCTGCGTCTTCCATCCTATGGTTGTTCTTTAATTCATTCACAGTATTATTCAAGGTTATTGACTCATTCATTTTCTGTAAATGACCTTGAACAGCCGCATCCACCGTCGACTTCTCCTGCTCAGCGCGGAATTGGTACGATTTAGAATTTGGCTTATAGTAGGCATCCCAAGGGTTAAATTCCTCTTCGGATATCTGAATACGTTCTGATTGATTTGGCGCAACAGTATTCTTGTTAGCAGTATTCGCTTGCATCTCCAGCATATTACCCATAGCATTTTCGAGTTTGTCAAGCCTAGATTGTGACCTATCATACATAGATTGCCACTTCTTGCTCTCTCCTTGCCAGTTTATATGCGAAGTTTCGCTTTCTACTGCTCTTTCAGGAACTTCGTCCTCGAATCCCTGAAAAAGTGTTTGATTCGCACTATCAACGCTCAAAGAATCATTGTATTCAGTCCCGCTGTCGGGTGTTGTAAGCGGCTCAGAGTATAGGTCCTCTGCGCCTTGCTCCATTACCTCATCAACAACGGTATTGGCTTCAGCAATTTGTTCTTCCATTATTTACCTTTCTGCAATGTCTATTCGGCTTCTTGAGTTGAACCTTGGGCTCTTGCTTCAGTTTCTATCTGTTTAGTTATGCCCTTAGATTTCTCCACCTCTAGCTTCACTGCATTTGCAAGCCTTGTGGCTTGTACTTTTTTGTCTGCTTTAGCATCTGATGCAATTCCAGAGAGATCACTTTTGAATTTCTCAACAGCAACTCTCTTACGATCTTGCACAGATTCCCTTCTTGCCGTTTGCAGGTCGCCCTGCAAGTCTTTTACTTGGGATTGTAATTGCTCATTAGCCTGTGTCAGCTGAGCAATCTCACTCATTCTCTGAATGACTCCCTCTTTGTCAAATATTTCTGGATTTTTCTTCAACACTTCTATCCTATCTACCAACCCTAATTGATATGCTTCAAGATAAACCTTGAACTCAGCCCATTTGCTGGTTGGTAATGTTGATCCAGGTTCAATGCGTACATCATGCTCTCCTATATTGTGCCTATCTTTGATAAGATCAATAATAGTGTCAGTCGTATCATCATAATAATTTACCATGACCTCTGTAAGGTCATTATTAGGCTGGGCAAGCCTAAAGAATTTTTTAAATGTGTAGTGTGCTTTTGAATATGAATATACAACACGCCCTAATCTTGATAGCGCATATTCAATATCTCTCAATTTTGATTTAGGTCTTTCACCGCCTAATGCAACCATTCTTTCAGTGCCACGGGCTGTATCAGGTCCCTGTTCAGAAAAGCCATGCATCAACTCTGGCAAACCAAATATAAAATCTATATAAAATTCGCACTGTTGTATAAGCTTATAAAATTCAGAAGCCAACGGTGTTGGCGCAGGATAATGAGGCTCACCCTGAGATGTATCAATTTCTATTACTGCATTAGGATTAGCCCAATCTGCCTCTAACTGTTCAACGCCATTTATCGCACTTCCAATAGGAACTAAAAGTTTTAACCCCGCAGAAGCCTGTGCATGAGACAGAGCTAGTGACCAGAGTTTGTTAAGAAGCCTTTGCATAGGCATCGCTCTCGATACGTCAGAACGAGGATAAGGAGTGTTTGCCCATACATTTGGCATCGGTATAATGGGATAAACATCACTATTCATTATCGTATCGTATAACACAACTTCACCAACGCTGGCCACTGCCCGTATTCTAGTTTGCATTACTTCTTCAAAATCCATCAAACCACGCTCAAAAACACCAGGATTGCCCTGTAAAAACTCAGCGAATTCAGGCTCATTCAAAACCATCTCTTCCTGACTTCTAGCATCAACAATACGATAAAAGGGAACTTTTACCTTTGAGAACCTTTCAAGGATTTGATAGGTTTTCGCATGCATGCTGTCTTTATCTTTGGCTTCAGCAGGCGTAGTGAACTCATAAGAAATTTTATTTTGAGCATCAGGATAATCCTCTTCCATGACTCCAGATATATCATTTATTACACCCTCAATTACTTCCCCTGTTTCTTCATCTATTTGGTCGCCAAGTTCAGGGTACAGATTAACGATTTGGTCTTCAGTTAATATAGTAGAAAGAACTATGCCTTCAGCGTCATTAAAGAACCTGTCCCTGGATGACGGGGGAACATATACACGAAAAGGATTAACAGATTGAAATTTTATATCACCTTTACCGAAATCCGCTTCATTATCAATGTAAACGTATAGATACCCCAGACCTGTAGTTGCATAGTCATGAATAGCCTGTTTTATATGCACATCGCCATCAGATATATCAAATACATATCCTAAGATAGTTCTCCACACGCTTGAGAGTTTAGAATCGGAATCCTCTCTTGGAATTGCAGTAAATCCAGGAGGCCTAGCAGTAAGCATTGCCTTGAGTTTTTCAACAGCAGGAGATATCCTGTCCATTGGAACATCAGCCTGGTTCCTGCTTTGTAAATCTTCTGATTCGCTCTTTGTAAAATGATTGCCGTGAAAGAAGTCAATATCTGTCCTAGCATCGGTATCCCAGTCCGCACGGGCATCTCTCCAACGCCTAAACAGTTCCTGATTCTCTTTAGCTCTTTGGTCCAGTTCTATAGCCATATTAATTTAAGACACACCTTATTAGCATTAAGTTAAATATATTTATGTTTAAAAACAACAAAAAGTTCCATGTTTTCTATACTTTCGCACCAGTTAACCAATTATAGTACCTTTTTGCAGCCCTGATTGGCATTATATCGTCACCAATGTTACTAACATTGGTCCTTCCGCTTAGTGGTGCCCTAGCGTAATAATCAGCATAATACAAT